CTTTCTTTCTTTTCTTCTTCTTTTTTCTTTCTTTTACATGGGGCTTCGCCCCCTCTACCGATATGTTGTCAATAAATTATTTTTAATTAAGCTATAGATTTACTAGCGAAATAAAAAATAAAGGAGAGTGAGAGTGCATTTAACACTCTCACTATGCCATTTATACTTTTAGGAAGAAAAGTAATGTCAAGAAAACAATTTTAGTCCCCTTACATTAGAGTTATTTTCTAATCACACTAAGATTCCCAAATTTCCTTCATTCTTTCTTTTAATTTTACCATTACTTTTGTTAAGAATCCAGAGATAAGTAATGATGTAACCATTCTGGCATCTACTGATATGTGTGATAATAATAAATCTACTATTTCACCATTAACAGTTTTAATTTCTTTGCCTTCTGGTATAACTTCTGACACTACACCTTTCAATGCAGTGTATAAAGTTAATTTATCTCCTATTGCGACAATGTCTTTATACTTAATATAAAATTCTATCATGATGCCATCTGGTAATGTAACTCCCTTAACTTTATTATTTTTGTCTGGAACAGCCTTAGTATTTTCTATCATCATACTTCTAGTAGCAATACTATTGTTATTTGAAGACATTAATAATTTATCATTAATTGCTTTTACTTTACCATTGTATTTTCTTATCATTTTCTTAGCACTGTCTGATAAGTCTTCATCTTTCGATGTATAATAGATTTTAATTTTCTCTATAGTTCCTTCATAGTTAGACTTAATGACTGACTTACCTATTGAATGAGCATCGTCTCCTAGCTCTTTACCTAAGGTATCCATTAAATCTCCCATGTCATCATCATCTGTAGGGTTTTCTTCAAAAGTTATTAGTGGGTCACCAACTAATATTTTATCTCCTTCTTTTACCATTTGAATTATATTAGTATTAGGAGCAAATACTACAGATTTCATCATAACAACATCAGAAGCTAATCTCTTAGCTAATCTTTCAGTTATAATTATTGAGTCATCATAAGTATTTCCAGATGACATTAATCCTACATTACATAATACCATAGAAGTAAATGATGGATTTCCAAATATATCTTTTTTAAAGAAGTTATCATTATAAGCTAGAATATCTTTATCAGAAAAAGATTGTCCAACTTTTAATTTTGGAGTTAATTCATTTACTACATAGAAACCTCCCCCACTATTTCTAGCTGGTGTTGGTTTTATATTTACTACATCATACTTACCATCATCATATTGTATTTCCATTATTCCTAATTCATTATCTATATTTAATATCTTACCACTACCTTTAGCTTTGTAGCAATATACATCTGAAACTAAGTCTGTCATAATTTTATCTGTACCATTGCTTATTGGAAATACATCAGTATCAGCTACTGGTATTGTGTGGTGTTGTTGAGTTGTCATCATTCCAAGTCTTGGTGCATTATCATGATTTAATGAGAATGGTACTAATCCTTCAGAAGGAGACATTAAATTCTTAGTAGTTAATTTATTTACATCTTCAGGTGGTTTAAAATACCCTCTAGTAGAAACTATACTAGCATCCATACATAGTTGCTTAACTACTCCAGTTTTACCAGATGGTACTGATGAAGCAGCTATACTTCCAGTCATACTTGGTGTCATACATCTTCTTTCTAGAGTATGTGATTGTTCCAAGTTGATTCCTCTAAATCCTTTATAAGATACACTTCTAGCTCTCTCTACTTCGTGCATTGGATTTATTTCACTATATTCTTCTGAAGTTTTAAGAGCCATTATTTCTTGAATAACTGCATCTCTTTTAACTGTCATTGGAATAGGATTATTATTTGTAGCTGTTAGTTTATATCTAGCATAAGCATTTGCTATTGTAGAATAAACTATTGTGTTTATTATTTCATTTGCAGACTTTAATCTACATACATTCAAATCAGTATCTGATTTAAATGAGTTATCTACTAACAATGCACTACTATATAATAGCACATCTATGTAGTTATTAGGTAAATCTAAGTCTTCTAATATCTTTTTAGTTGTAGGGTCTATCATTAACTCATAGAAGTTATCAAAAGCTAATGCTATATTCCCTCTGTCATACATTAATTCAAATATTTCAATGTATGTCTTTAATTCTTCCATATCACCAATATTATAATTATATGTAGGTACGAATTTCAAACCATTCATAAGCATAGCATCTTCTAATGGTATAGTTTCATACACTAAATATACATCATTGAATTCTATCATATCTTCATTTTGATTTGTTTGTAACTTTTCTGATTTAGGTACTAATCTATATTTTATCTTAGCTCTTTCTAATATTTTATTTAATCCCATAGAATAGATACATAATAATACTAGTGGTACATTTTTACCCATTATTTTTACTTCTGAGTGTACCATTTTACCATAACCAGACATAGTTTTATAGTTTTTAAGAGAGTTATCTATTTCTCCAATAACTGATTTATCGAAGAAGTCCATAAATCCTAAACCTGTGTCTTCATCATTTAGATATATTTTATCATTATAAGCATCTAATAGAATTAATCTATTATCTTTATTAGTTTTACCTATACAGATACAGTCTGCTTTAGGTAGTCTTATCTCTTTCATCTTAGTCTTGAATAATAATTCTGATTCTCTTAAGTCAAATATAAATTTATACTCTTTATTTTCTATAATGTAGAATATCTTTGATAATTCATCAAAGAATATTGTACTTACATACTGAGAATTAGTTTTACTAAAGTCACCTAGCTTATATGTCAAAGTATTATTCTTATTTTCTTTAATAATGCTAATAGTTTTTGATAATCTATTAGAAATATTAGTTCCAACTCTTCTAATGAATAATTTATTATAGTCAGTGGTTATTTGTACAGTGTCTGGTTCAGTTTTCACTATAGGTTTTAAAATTATTTGTTTGAATAAACTCTTTTGAGAACCACCAATGTACATTTTACCAGCTTCTATCTTAGGTAAGTCTAATTTTATATTATGTCTCTTACCTTTTCTATCTTCAAAGACAATATTTAACTCATCTGTTATATTATAATCATTTGAAGATTTAGTTAGTTTAACATCTAACGGAGCCATAGGTATTTTAATATCTTCAGAGAAGAAATTAACCATATCTATTAAGTCTTTGTCCTTTTGCTTAGTTACATAAGACTCTTCAAAGTTTTCTAATGAGTTACTTCCTAGATTTGTATCTATAACATTGTCTATTTTGATAGGTTTTATATCTATTTTCATTTGTTCACTATGTTTTATTAAGTCTTCTATTGATTTATTATTGAAAGTAGAAGATTTGAACTTTTCTTTTAGCTTTTTCTCTCTAGCAAGTCTGGCTGGAGATGCTTCTAACTGTTTAGATTGTAATTTTCTTACAACAGCAGTTATTTTATCATTCTTATTTAACTCTTTTATTATTTCTTCTTCATCTTCTACAGTTGTACCATTCAATTCTTTATCTATTTCTTCTTGTAATTCCTTTTCTGCTTCTTTTTCCTCATCTAAATCTATTTCTTCATCCTCATCATAGACTTCATTTTTGTCTTCATCTTCATTTTCAGGTAATTCATCATTGATATTAGACTTAGGAATAGCAATAGCATCTTTTATAGCATTTTTTACTGATATAGCTATAGCTTTCTTAGTGTCTTTTTTAGTATCATTGCTACTATCAACAGATTTTATCTCTTTATCATGATTATCATTGATAGTTTTATCTATTATAGTAGGATTTTCTACTTTTTGTTTAGCAATACCAGTTAAATTTATAGGATTTATATCCTTTTCTATCTTTTCTATGTCTTTATTGAAATCCATAGTCACTGGTTTTACTGTATCATCCATTGAACTAGTATCAATAGGTACTTCATTATCAACTTCAACAGCTGAATTTGGTACTGGTTCATCATTTCCTTCATTATTTCTTATTTCTTCAGGACTATCACCTTCACCAATTAGTATATCTGGAGATAATCTCTTACATAATGTCTTAAATGTATTATATAATTTTTTATCTTCAATTACACTATGGTCAAATACAAACCAAGAAGAATCATTATACACTATAATCTTAGGTAATTGTCTAATCATTGTGGGATTATTCTTCATTATCCAAGATAAATATGTGATTGGATTGTGCATTCTTCTGAAATCTTTAAATAATTTATCTCCAGACATATTTGATTTAGTTGTCTTACCATTTACCCAATCATTTATAGGTATCATGTAGTAGAAATTAGAATATTCTGGGAATAAATCAGGGTTTGTATACTTATTAAGCATAGCCATGTAGTTATTTACATTTTTAATCTTACTCATGAATAGATTATTAAAGAATAAAGTATTCAAATCAGATAAATCATAAAACACATTGTATCTATAGTACTTATTTATATCTTTAAATGTTCTAGTTATCTTACTACATTTAGTTTTTACATCTATCCATCTATCTTGATACTTAAATCTTAATCTTTTCATCTTCATTCCAAACTTATCTCTTATAATCCAATTGAAATAGTAACCAGTGTATGTAGTATTTAACAAAACCGTTTTACTATCCATAGTATTAATAGAAGATTGTAGGTTTGGAGTTAGTAAGAATAATAAAGTACCTTTTAATCTATTGTCAAAAGATACTGGTAGTTGTGCTCTTACTTTCTTAATCATATTAACCTTAGCACTACTTAGATAAGTAGCTTCCATTAAACTTGAACCATATGAAAATCTATCGTATTCTATCTGGTTCTTTATATCTAATAGGATATCGCTTTCTAACATATTCTTTCACCTCTTTATTTTATTTAAACAAATTACATAGTAGTTTTTTATATTAAAAATCCTAAGTTAAATAGAATTATATATTATATCCGTGATGAACAATATTGATTGGAGGTTTTGAATTATGGGAATAAAACAATGGGTTATTGATATGGTGGATTCTGTGGATGTGGATATAGATAAGACTATACAAATAACTCAAAATACAAGACTAAGAATTAAAGTTTACACTGAGAAAAATGCATTAGGGAACAGATATGACATCAACCCTAATGAAGCATACTATGAGGGAGATAAGTTAGCTCGTAAAATGAAATGTAATGCGAATAATGTGAATGTGAATGTGGTTAAAACTTCTGATTCACAAATATAATGTAAATTTTATATGATGCCAAACCAATATTGTAATCACAAATTATTTTTTATATTAATTATAGGAGGATGTAAAATGAAAGAGATTAAAGAATTTAAAGTAGTTGAAGACTTGTCAAATTATCTGTTAGACAAATTATATGAAAAAGGATTAAATGAAGCCTTGGGACAAGGTGAGGAAGATGATTATAGTAAAGTACTGTATGTAAAAGATAATAATGAAAACTATCCAGTAGACGGTTATTTGAAAATAGTTAGATTAAAAGATAAGACAATATTTGAGACATATGATAATAATGATGAGAAAGTGAGAGAAGAAGAATTTGAAGCAGTTATTAGTGATGATGAAATATATAATATGCTTGTCACTATGGAAAATATGGAAAAATTCTATATGAGACCACTTGGTTCAATTTACTTTAAACTAGATGAGAATGTTAAAGACAGTAATAATGAACTTTTAGAAGGTACAATAATAAGAGTTCAAATCGGAGACACTGCTAACATTGAATTATCATCAATTCCTAATGAAGATAATAAATCAATGGAAGAATTAGCAAAGGAAGGGTTGTTTAATGAAGTACTAAAATCTAAAATATCAGGTTTTGTATTTGAATTACAACATATGGTCGTAGAAGATATATTGAAACCATTTACAGAATATAATATATACAAAGTAATGGATGGTTACAATGAATGGTATAATAAAGTATACAAAGTTTACATAGAAAATAAAAAGAACTCTACAAAACTTTCAAAAGAATTAGGAGTAGGTTTAGATGAACATGAGCATGAATGTGGATGTGGTTGTCATAACCATGAACACAATCATCATGAAACAAATCCTTTAGTAGAAAAATTGAAAAGTACTTTACAAGAAGGATTTTCTACATTAAAAGGAATAGATAAAGCAGAAGCAAAGGAATTGGTGTATAATTTTATAGACCAATTAACAAAATAATACTTAATAAAAATGAATCTCTAAAGATTTATTAGTAATTTTTAATTTACCTATAACAAGGTATTAAAATTATTAGTAAAATCTTTAGGGATGTCAAATAAAAACAATAATTAATTTTTATTTTATAAACCATATACTAATAGTATTTGAAAATTTAAGGAGGAAAACAAATGGAAAGAAAAACATTAAAAGAAGTAATGGCAATAGTTGGAAAGGAATCAGCAAGATATTCAGCAGAAGCAGTTAATAAAGTAACAACTGCATTATTAAATGAAGTAGACTATGAAACTGAAACAGTAAAAACTGTAAAAGGTGAAAAAGTAGTAGAAAAAATTAAACCAGTAAAAGAATTAAGAGAAACTTTAGCAGGAATCATCTCTAAAGCTGGAGTAGATGAAGCAGATGCTAAGAAATTTATGGAAGATTACCAATTCAAAGGTAAAGAAGGAGCAGCTTTTGTACCTGTAGCAAAAGCAATTGTAAATGAAAACTTAAAAACAGGAAAAGTATTTAAATTATCTGAAACAGATGAATGTGTAGCAACACTTAGAATTAAACATGTTGAAGCTGGAACTAAAGAACACAGAAATCCAAAAACTGGAGATGTAATCAAAATCAAAACAGCTGCTCATGATAGAGTAGTAGTTAAATCACCAGCTCCAAAAGCTAAAAAATCTAGAGTAAAATAAGATTAACCCATCTATAAGTAGTAGGGGTTAGTATTATACGATAATATTAACCCTTATTATTTTTTATATGAGGAGTGGAAAACAATGAGCCAATTAAAACAAAACATAAAGAAATACCCTGTAATAATACAAGGTACATATGGTACAGATATTGATAATATCTTATCTAAACAAAATAAGAACTATGTTCTTATAAATGAAGTAGATGCATTAAATATAGATCGTTTGTTAGACTTTATCAATATGGAACAATTAGATTTTATGATCCTACCACAAAAAGTAGAAATACACCAATTCTTGGAAAGAATGGAGTTTAGACACTATATTATTCTTCCAAATGAAAACAAAGCATCTAAGACAAAGGAAATAAAGGTTGAAAATGCTCTAGAAGGTGAGCAACCTGAAAAAGGGGTAGATGTTGAGAAAAATATCATTCTAGCTAAAGAACTATCTAAGATAGACATCAAAAAAGATTCATATGAAATTAAATCCTCAGGTTATTTAGTTGATATATTTGAACAATGTGATTTTACTAATTTCTCTGAAATATTTGATGTAGCAGCTAGAGATGTAATAGAAATACCACCAATGACATTTGGTTTAAGTTTTCTATAATTTTCTCTAAAGTTTATTATTTGGAATTTTAATAATGGGTACATACTGAGAAGTATGTACCCTAAATACTGCTTTTTATATAGAAAACAATAAGTTAAATGTGATTATATTTTAAAAAGGAGCATAGAAAATATGGAAAAAGAATTATTAATAATTAAAGATATTCTAAATGTATTAATAAATAATAAAAAAGAAATAAATAAAGCTCTTAGAGAAAAGAGTGAGTATATAGAAGAACTACATATAGAATTACCAAATAATAAAACTGACATTATACCAATAGATATAAAAGAGTACCATGAGAAGATTAAGTTAAATAATATACTAATGAAAGAATTAGCAGAGACTAGCTCTTCTCCAAATAACTTAGAGAAGATGCAAATAAATGCTAAAATGCTAAAAGAAGTTTTTGAGATAGTTGATGATGAAAAATTTGAAGTAGAACTATATAAATATATTATGTCAAAATATAAGTATAATGATAAAATCAGTGTAGAAGATAATATTAAGAACTACTTATCTAATGGAGTTATAGATACTAGATTTATATATTTATATGAGTTTAAAACAGTAGAAGATATAATAGATTATTTTGCTTTAGATGATTTTTCAAATAAATTTAGAGAAAGTAAATTCTCTTTAGATATATTCCCAGATTTTAATAAATGTATTACATTAGTAGAGAAATTACAAAACAATGCTAAGATGTGTTATGCTAAAGTATCTGAAGAAATACAAGGGTTTAGAAGTATATGTCCAGATTACGCTATGTATATGGAAGAACTATTCAATCCTACATCTGGTAAGTACTTTACTAAAGTATCTTTAGTATATAATACCATCATGATGTGTCTAGTACATACAGTATGTAATACTACTCTAGATAAATATTTAGAAAATATAAAATCTCAATTATTAGACTTAGTGGATAATATTAAAAATATAGATACAGCTAGAGATGATACAACAGGAAATATCATTAAGGATTTTTAATTATTATAAATTTCTATTAAACCTATATAAAACATATGATTAAATCACATAAGGAGGGTTTAATATGAGGATACCTAACACTTATCTATTAAATGATAATTTAAATAGTAATAATGAGAAAATTGTCAAAGATATACCTGAAGAAATAATGATACCCTTAGAACCAATAAACTTTATTTCAGATTTAGAAGATGATAAATCGTATAAAAGACTAATAAAACAAATAGAGTCTATTGTTAGAACTAGTTTTGAGTATCAAGAATTCAGAAGTTATCTTGTAAATGAAATGAATATGTCTACTTGTGCTTACTTAGAAGGATTGAGTTCAGTAGATAGTAATAGAATTAAAATAGAATTACATCATACACCATTTACATTGTATGATATAGTGGAGATAGTTGTAAATAAACATAAATTAGAAAAAGGAGTAATATATCCTATAGATATAGCTGAAGAAGTTATGGAATTACATTTTAGAGGAGTTGTTGGTTTAATACCATTATCTACTACAGTACATGAATTAGTACATAGTGGAGTAGTATTTGTACCATTAAACTATATCTTTGGTAATTTCAAACAATTCGTTGAGGAATATGAGCCTTATATAAAAACAGAAACTAAAAATGCTTTAAGAGAAAATATTAAAGTAAGTAAAGAGTTTGTAAAAGTTCCAGACATATTAAGACCTAAATATATGTATATGGAAGACGGATACTCTTTACCTAAAACAGATATATTTAATTTTACTAATGAGTAACATATAAGTAGAGGGTGATCGACCTCTTATGGAATACACATCGCAGCAAATGTTACTAATTTTTGAATATCTCCAAAATTAAATTGAATCTAACTCCTTGACAATTAGGTCAAGGAGTTACACTTTTTTATTTTTAGTATAACAAATTTATACATACGAAATCCTTATTTTTATTATTAGTAGAATCAGTACTATGTCTAGGAAGTTACTTTTATAGTAACTTCCTAATCTTCTTTTTATTATATATTATATTAGTGGAGGAGGTGTAAGACATGAGATTAATATTAATGTATAAGGATAATTCTAATGAAACAATAGAAGGACAAAGCATAGAAGAATTATCACAATATATAGATTTACTATTAGAGAAAAGAGTAAACTTAGATAGAGTATTATTAGAAATACAAAGAAACAGATTTCTAGAATTAGATACAGAACAAGCAATATTCATATTTAAAATAAGAGGTTACTCATTCTTTTTAACTGTATATGAGGGAGATGATATAAAAAGAATTAATGAATTTGAAGATCATGGAGATGTAGTTGGGTTGTTGTATGATAATATACAATTCGCACAGCATACTATGAGAACTATAAGTAGTTTGAATGGTGCTTACCATGCAAAGGTAAGTGGAATAAAAATATATTTAGATAATAATGAAAGTTATAATATATCATACTTTGACTTATATGATATATTTAACAGACACTAGGAGGAAATATGAATAAACCAGTAATGAATATGCCTTTACATTTAGTAAAGGATGTAAATATGACAGAAGTATATGTGATAGATTACAACTCTAATAAGATAGCAGATACTGAAATAAAAATATCACCAAGTACTACACATGAAGAAATATTAGCATATATAGATAAGATATATGATATTAAAAATAATGGAGTTATTAGAGAACCTAGAATAGCAATAGTAGAATCTTTTAAAGATTTTCGTAGATTAGCATTTATAAAATCTTTACATTTCATATATTCAGTAAATAGTATAGCTAGTGAATTATTTGACCCAGTATTAAAGAATTATAAAAGAGTACTTGGTGTAGATGGAGCAAAAGAAATAAATGAGTTTACTAATTCAGTAGTAGAGTTAATAGATATAGAAGGAGAGAATGTCTTAAGTAATATAATAATCATAATTACTAAATTAAAAGTATTTATGGATGTTATAAATTCATTAAGAGATTTAATAGATGAGATTTATGGTACAACTATATGGACAGACTCATCAGACTTCTTAATTACATTGCGTAATGGAAAGTATATTAAATTAACTATGAATGGATTTGAAGCAATATTTGGAACATTCAATCTAGAACATTTACTAGGTGATATATATGAAGAATAAAGAAATGACTACACAAGAATTAATAGATTTCTTAAATTTAATGGAATGGACAGAATTAAGATTCTTTGTCTTCACAAGTCAAAGATGTTATGTTAATAAAGTATTTGAAATGAGACTAGAAGAAGACAGTAGATATAGAACAGAATTGATATCTATATTTTTATTAAAATATTTAGCTATAATACAATTATTAGATAGACTATTTGAAGAATACTCAGATAAGGATGAGCACTTAACATATGATGATATTGAATGGGAAGGAAGTTCAGCTAATGAAGATTATGATGGAATAATATCATATCTAGGAAATGGAATGTGGGAGGTTGGATAATATGTATTATCCATTAGAAATAAACGGGTATTGTTTTTCAATAGAAATACTACCAGAATTATTAATAGATAATGGTGATGAATTTATGGTAATGTATATGGACTTATTCAATGATAGGTATACTGATATGGCTAAAAGAAGAAAGTTAGAAATATTATTAACAGCTATGATTACTTACATGAATGAAGAATCATTTAAGTTAATAGAAGATAAATTACCTACCCCATTAGAAATAGATTTTGGTGGTGGATTTTATTCAATTGAGCTTTATGATGATGATAGCTCAGATGATTTTATTAGTAAATTTTTACATATAGTAGAAAAGAATTTATTATTAAGAGGGTATGAGCTGGAATTAAAAGAGTTATTTGATTACTATAATATAACAGAAACTAATTTCTTAGTCACAGGAGTATTTTCTATAACTGACTTAACAACTAATGGTGATGTTATTAGTGAAGAATTTGATGGTAGTGTAGCAATTCATAATCAGATATACGATATACTTAATGAATTTAATTATAATATAAAAGAATTCTTTGACTATTATGTAGGAGAAATGGAATGATGAAGCTAGAGTTAATTGATAAAAATACAAATTTTGTTAAGGTCAAGATATTCATACTTGACCAGAATGAATATATTAGAAATTTGAAATACGAGGCTGCCAGACATATATTAGAATTAACAGTTAAGGACTTAACAGAAGAGGAAGATATGTATGAAATTTTAGATTCTGAAGAATTAAATGATGATGATATGGAATATATTTTAGATTCATTTACCCCAGTAAATTATTGTGATTTGGATATATTTTCTGATAAGCCTTACATTACTATATTATAGTAATGAGATAAAATAAAAATAAGGAGGTCATTAGAATGGATTACATGGAAATGATGATCGAAAATAATAAAAAGCTATTTGCTGGAGAAGTTCCTTTTTATGCAGAAGAACCAATATATCCAGAAGTAGAAGAAATAGAAGAAGACTGTGGTAGTTTGTATGATGGTTACTATGGTTATGGAAATAATAATGGTAAATTTACAGATGATGAATATGAAGAATTATTTCCAGGAGTATTAAGACCAAAGAAGTTTGATTATAGTAAAAGACCAGAATCAGAAACTTATGAAAACTTATATGATGAAGATGGATTTGCTATAATGGAAACTATTGGTGATAGAACACAAGATAAATATAGATATAAAGATAAGTCATATGCCGAATTAAGAGCAATGTATAATAATGAAAATAGAGAGTTAGTAAATAATTTATTGGGAGTAGATGAAGATGATGATGAAAATGGTTTCCCAGTATATTATGATGGAATGTCAAAGAGTAGAAAAAGATGGCTTATCAGAAAATTTAAACAAGACCCATTATGGTTCTTAACTAAAAGAGAAAGAATAGACTTAATGATTGATGATAACATACAAGAACAATCTACTTATAATGCTACTAACTATATATACAAATATGTATATGATTACTCTGATGAGATAGAGAAAGCAAAGTGGTATAGATTAAATAAGTATGTAATAAATACAGATTGGTTTCAAAGTCTAGATTTATGGGAATGCTTTGAATTTAATATGGTATTCAATTATGAAATGTATTTGAGACCAGATAAAGACCCAATGACTAAGAATAAAAGAAAGCTATATGATGATGCAATAGCTAGGTTTAGACAAGACCATGATGTATCAGCTTTCTTTGATGGTATATTAGATGCATCAAGTGGAACAATGTTCTCAAAATTAAAACAATTAGAATTAGCAATGATAGAAGCTGGTGCTAATGTGAATGATGAAAGCAATAATGAATTTATATCAGGATTAATTACAGGTAGTATAGATGATGCTAGAATAAATAATAATTGTGTTATGAATGTATTGAAAGATGGAAAAAATCCACCTATACCAGATAGGGTTGTATTAAGAGGAGACAAATTCCCAGAAGAAATAACTGACCCTAAAGAAATACAAAAACACATGCTATCTGAAATAGATGATGTAGATATAGAAAAATTGAAAGTAAGAGCACAAGCTGAAGCTGAAATAAAAGAAACTGAAGCTAGAAGATTAGCTGAAAGAATTTTAGATAATAAGAAGCCAAAGAGTATCTTTGAATTATTAGGAGTAGAATTTGACCCTGATGATGAATTGTCTGTACAAGAGGCAAGAGAAAAGATAATAGAAGCAAGAAAGAAAATCAAATCAGATTATGTAATGCTATCTGAAGATGTTGTTATACCTATGAAGCCAATATATCTATGGATGACTAGTAGACAAATAAAAGAACAATATCCAGAAGCATATGAAGAATTGGTACAACAAAAGAAGATAGAACCAACAGTAGATGATTGGTTAGCAGACCAAAAGGTCAAAGATTATAGAACAAAAAGATTAGAAGAAAATAAAGAGGATATAGATATCCTAAAAGAATTAGAAGGTGTTAAAACAGAAACTGATGAAGATATTGATGCCATCATAGCTAGAATAAATGAAAGAAAAATAGGTGATGATACAGTAATAGAAATGGATAATTTCGATTCTCTATTTGATGAGTCTGACTTAATGAAAGATGGTAAAGATAATAGTAACCTATTAGGGAAACTAACAGCTATGCGAGAAAGAAGAGATGGTATCAGAAATGATTATATTGGTACTAGAAGATATACTGAAGAAAGACATCAAGAAACACCTGAAGAGTTAAAAGCAAGATTTATGGAAGCAACAAGAAACACACTACTAGCCTCAACAGCAATAGATGTTAAAACATCTTTAGAGGATTATTCATTTGAAGAATTGCAAGAAGCAGTTCTTATGAGAGATGAGACTGTAATGGAACTATTAGATGAGATTCCGTATAAAGAAAGATATCAAATGTTGAAGAAATTGAGACCTGACTTTACAGCATTAAATATCCCAGAATGTTTAACAGATAGGGATGATGATTTAACTACTGAAGAAATATTAGATAATATGGATTCAGATATACGAAGAGTTAAGAGGGAAGCTGAAGAAGACCCTGATTTAAATAATCCTTTAGAGGAATATGCTAGAGACAGGATAAACAATATAAAGAATGAAATGGAAAATCATCCAGAAGAATATGATGGAGATAGTGTGTATGATGTAATGAGAAAAATTTACTATAATTAAAATAAATGGCTATAATTGTAGATAATTATAGCCATTATAACTATTAATATAATAAGGAGAGATTTGTATGCAATATTATTTAAACCCACAGTTTGAGGAATCAATCATTGAAAAAGTATTTGATGAAGAGACTTTAAACTTCTTTGAAAAAGTAGCTACTAGTGCAGTAGCAGATAATGCAGTTAAACAAGGAGGAATAACAGAGAAGTTAGAAAGTCTAGGTTTCAGCAAGTTTGGAGCAGGAACTAATAGACTATGTGCATTCAATGACAAGTACCCAGATTATGCATTCAAAATTGCAATAGATAGAAGAGGAATAGCAGATAATCTGTCTGATGCTGAGTTATATCAGGACCAAGAATTAGTTCCATACATTACAGAGTTATATGAAACTAATGGTATAGTAGAGGTGTCTGAGAAAGTTGTAGGTATTAGAACCAAAGCTGAAATTAAAGAAAGATTACCAGAAGTAGGTGAAATCTTAAAGAAGTTAATAAATACATACTTATTAGATGATATTTGGGTTACTTCATTTATGAACTGGGGTTATTCTACAAAAAGAAATAAAATGGTAATATTGGATTATGCTTATATGTGTAGAAAAGATAAACTATATCTAAAATGTACTAGAAAGGATTCTGATGGTATTAGATGTGGTGGAGACTTAACCTACACAAGAAATATGTTAGAAATGGTTTGTCCAGTGTGTGGTAGACACTACTCATTTGGTGAACTAAAAGCAACAGCAAATAAATCTTATACTGAAAACGGAGATGAAAGTATAGGGTTTATAGGTAGTATGGAAACATTATAAAACCAAATTAAAATAAATAGGAGGAATTAAAATGGCAGATAAGAAAATAGATTTAGGAGTAGTAAAATTAGAAGAATTACAAAAAGTAAGTGATACAAAACAATTACCAGAGTTCTATAAAGGAGCTCCAATTGTTAATTATTTATTACATGGAGCATTAGTAGCTGAAGTAGCACCATATGTAGACCCATTAACAATATTACTTACAACTGAAGACCAAGTTGATGAAGATGAACCAGTTGTAGATGAATATGTAATAGAACTTACTCCAGATAAGTCAATTGTTGAAGGATTAAATGAAACTTGTAAAATACAAGTTAAGAATGATGATGAATTATTAGAAGTAATAGAAGATGGTGCTGTATATGATAGAAATATATCAGGATACAATATTACTTTCACTAATGACAGATTCATTGATTACTTTAATGAAGTTGAAATAGACTTAGATGTATTTATAGAAGATTATGCTGAATACTTACCTGAAGATGCTGATGTGTATAATACAACATTAGCTAAGAAATTAGTATATGCAGCAGCAATCATAAATAAATTAAATACAATAATTGAATAATAGGAGATAAGAGATTATGAATAAATTAGTAATAGGAGATGCTTTGGACACAAGAATCCTTTTAGTAGAAGGATTCAATATATGTGTAATTCATGATGTAAAGACAAGAGTGTATGATGCGTTACCAAACGCATACTACATGCAACCATTATATCCTCCTAGGGATATGATAGATAGATACTTAACTCATTTAGATAGACAAGAATTCGATTTAGAATATCATAACTATCTAGATGAAAGTAAAGCAGCACAATTATGTATAGCTGGTATATTGTATGGATTAGCTAATAACAGAAGAATGGCATTAGTTAGATATCTATTACAATACACAGCTAAAGATAAAATAGATATTGCACATAATAGTCAGGTATATGTAATGCTTCCATTCTTAGAATCTCTTGGAGAATATCTAAGAGTAAGATATAATGTAGAATGGATGGATATACCTACATATTCTAGAAGATATCTAAAAGTAATAGATAAACCATTTAAATCAGGTGAGTTGAATAAGGAAGCTTATATAGTTCTAATGGATGAATTCAAAGAAGATTTTGGATTTAACTCAGTAGACGATTATTTTAATGCACCAGCATTGGATGATGAAGATACTGATAAGGGTAGAGTAGGAAATCTTATGAATGACAGTTTAACTGAATACTTAAGATATAAACTAATCCAAATAAATGAAGAAAGTGGTTTAGAAAAAGAAGATCTTAAAGATGAGGTTGATGGAAGAACATTCTCTGATTTAAGAGTAGAATAATATAAGAAATACAGCTAGTTAATTCTAGCTGTATTTTATTTTTTATACATTAAGGAGGTATTAGTAATGGAATATAATATGATAGGAGTAAATAAAGGAATATTTAATTATAATCCTATAGTTATAAATAATACAACAAAAGCACTATCTACAATGAGACCAGAGTTAATAAAATTTACAGATAAGCAATTGGATTATTTGAATGATGCTATAAAGAATAAAGAATTCTATCCTGTTAATTTTAGTGATGGTAGTAGAGTAGAAATATATGGTAATGATAATCTATCTATATTAGAATTAAATATAATATTAAACTTTGGTAAAGAGAATGAGGATAATATTATATTAGATACAGATACATCAAAGAAATTCTTAGGATTAATAAAATCCGATTTTAATATAGATGATATTAAAACTAGATTGGATTTAACTAAAGTAAAATATACATTTAAATTAGATAAGATAAATACCTACATAACAGACTTTGCTAATGGTATTGTACATTTTATAGTTGAATTTGAAGACAAAACAATATCTGAAGGTGAGTTATCATTAACACCAGTAGAAAGAGAAGAATTAATCACAAATATTTATTTAAATGATGAAATGTTTGCATTAGAAGGTGCCGACATGACATCTACTACATTAAATGTAGATACTACAATATCTAAGAATTTAACTAATAGTGGATTTGTAGTAGAAACTAGAGAAGAAAAAGTATATATGATGCTATTCACAGACTTATATGATTTATTTGAAATAGGTGTAACTAAAGAATTATCTAAAGATACTATATTTAAATGGGCTTATGGTGATGATGGTGTGTTTGATGATAATGAACATTCTATCTTCAGACAATTAATAAGAGAAAAAGAAAATGGAACTAAATAGAAGAAATTATTTAAATAAAGTATATACTAATTTACATAATACATATATTATAGAGTATGATATTAAATCAGCTGGATTGAATGTAATGTATGCATTTGGATTAATTAGTAAGAAACAGTATCAATATTATTTATCTTTAGATAAGAAGAGTAGAAATATAAGATTAGGTTTATTACAAAGAGAAACTGAAGGATTAGCTAACGAACTAGGTGAATGTATGCTACAAGTAATCAATATGTTTATTAAAGCTAATAACTTGGAAGAAAGTGATATATTATCAGTAAAGAATGATGCTATCTTTGTAATAAATAAAAAATGTACACAATTGAAATTTAATAATATAGAATTCGTAGCTAAAAATAAATATACTTCATACTATTTATTTGATGGTAAAGAATTCTATTATAGTAGAAAGTTAAATAAAGATATATTACATGTAAAAGGAGTAAATGATGAAACTCTAGAAAAGCATAATGATTATATGCTTGACTTCTTAAAGAAAGTATTTAGAGCAATAGAAGTAAAATCACCAAAAGAAGTTTTTATAATGGTGAAGAAGTTTGCTAAAGAGTATAGAGACTATGAATTACCAGTAGGGTATTATAGAGAATTAAATCATTTATCACTATACAGGTTAAATGTATCTATGGATAGAAGAAAAATTGGAGTAGAGGATATAGATGAGAGTTTATACCAATATTTAAATTATAATTACAATTATAAAGTATATATATTAAATATATTAAAACTGATTTAAACAAAAGAAGGGACAGATGCTCAATGCATCTGTCTCATTCTGCTTGTGGTTTATATAAAGGAGGTGTATTTTTATTTTCATTAGCTATAGCTATAATAGCTAATTCTTCTGTTCTACTGCATAGATACTTGTAGAAAGTTTCACCATCCATATATCTAGTAACAAAGTAAATTAACATTCTTTTTGGTACTTTATTTGCTACTTTATTTAAGAATTCTTTTCTATTCATTAACCAGAAACCATCTATAGTACAGTATTTAATTCTATCAGATTTTAAGAAAGTTCTTACTTCATTTATTATGAAATCACTTATGTTAGCTTCTATTAATGGTAAGATATTTTTATCAAAATCAGATCTAAAATCTACTTTACTATAATCATCTAACTCTACAGTTTTAGTATTTTTTATGTTAGGATTTATATCCATTTTATTTTTTTCTTCCTTTTTTTCAATATTATTTTTTTTGTCAATAATACTACAATATCTTACCAATGTGGTTGATAAGATTATTATAATCATTATGAGTATACTAACTAGCATATTACTCTCCTTTCCAAAATATATACCAACAGTATCTAATTGCTTTTATTAGTGGGAATGTAAGTATTAGCATAAATAAAGCTACAGTTATTCTATATAATGATTTCCCTGCATATCTTATTAACTTACTACCATTCCTAGATAATTTAACAAATATGGGTATAGCTATAACCATACCCAAAGTTATTATATGAATTGGTACATTGTATTCATATGTAAACATCAAAAACACTTCACTTATTACATACATTATAGGGGTTAAAATTGCTGCAATTATCAATCTGTATTCTTTACGTCCCGAACTAATATCTACAAATACTATATACAATATAACTAATGATACTATAGATATAATTGGGAATGTGTAAAAGTAATTCATCATTACCCCCTTATATTCCAGTCTTTCACTTCCTCTCTTGCTTTTAATATATTATCAATGTCTGTTTCTCTTGTTTCACACATTTTAATATATTCTTTTATTACATATTTCTGTTGAGGAGTGATAGCCTCTTTATATTTTTCTAGAAATCTCTCTAGATTTCCAAACGATTGTTTTAGATTAATAAATACATTCTTATCTTCTACTAATTGATGTATACTAGAAGATAACATTATTACTTGAACATTATGATTTAAATGTTCTTCAATTACTGCTTTAGCTACTTTAAATGAAGTAGTTGAACCAAAATTATCTATTTGATGAGTTAGTACTATAGTACAATAATCAAATAGATTTAATATTGGTCCATGGTGCATTTCAATACTACATTTATCATCATCTAAGTTTCCTAATATCATACAGTGGTCTAAACCATGGTCTTTTAAATGTGCTATATATCTTTTATACTCTGGATTAGTTCTTACTAGAGATTCTATTTTTTTAATAAATCTTACAAAGTATTTACTATCCATTAGTGTATAATTAGTTTGTCCAAATGGTAATATAAAATACCCATCATCATTCTTTAATATCAAATCACCATTTTCATTTTTATCTGGTTTTATATTTAAGAAGTTTTCATTATCTGGATTTAGGACTTCACTCAATTCTTTTGATAAATTTAGTAATGATGCAACATCTTTACCATTCTCTGGTTTATTCATTATCATATTATCTATTATCTCTTTAGAATTTATAGTTTTATCAATCATCGTGTAAAATTCACCTCATCTAACATTATTATAACTATGTTAGAAAGGGGGTTTATAGGATTTACTATGAAAACACGAGATTATAATAATGATTATCACATCAAAAAGAATGATGAAATCGTTGATAGATATGTCCATGAACTAATGAAAATAAGTTCTGGTATAGTAATAAAACAACAAGTTTTAGCAAATAAATATGAAACTCCTGCAACTAATAATGCTTATGGTGAATATTATCTAGCATACAATAACCTAGACACAATAGATAATCACGAATTTACTAATAGAGAATTAGAAGATGTGGGAATGTCTCCAGATGAAATAGAAGATTTCAGAATAAATAAACACAGTATAAGTCCTGCTCAAGAAGAGTTATTGATGACTAATAAAAGACATAAAATAATAAATGAATATGAAGAAAAGAATAATTATTATAGAATGCTTATGGGGTTACCTGATAATGAAGATGACCATGTAATCATACTTCATAATGAAATAGAAGGTGCTCCAAATATGTTTTTAGATGTAGACTTGACAGTACCTATAACTCAATATAATAATTTAGAAATAGCTACATTAGAAGAAGCTGGATTTATAGATTTAATTAAGAAAAAATATTCTAAAAAAAGATATTTGAATTATTTAGGTAATAAGAAAATCCATTTCTATAATGCTAGAATAGCTAATAGTATGGCTTTACTATATACTCCAAATAATGTTAATGAAACTATACTGGTTAAATTTAAAGACTATTATCAAGAGAATATAGCTTATAGTAAGAGAGTATTAACTAATCAATCTTTAAGTAGATATGAGTACTATGAAGGTTTATTAATAGTATTTACACTATTAGCAGCTATTAGACAAACTCTTGTAGGATATTTACAATTAATAATAAATAAAGATTATTTTGATGACGATATCATCAAAAATATATTTTTGTCTTATGGTGTAGACACATTTGATGAATTACCTAAGTATATCAGAATTCAATTAGCTAAAAATATAAATAGCTTATTACAGAATAAAGGTACGGATGATGTAATAGTAGACATATGTAAGATATTTGGATTTACAGATAAAGATGTATTTAAATTCTATTTATTTAAAGACCATAGAGTTGATAATAATAATGAATTCATTTATAAAACTAAACAGATACCAAATCCAGAGAAACCTTCAGAGAATATAGAAGTCTTAGACTATGAACAAATGTACGATTTATATTTTGTAAAAACACCTATAACAGAATCAGACCCTATGTTATATGCTAATGATTCTTTAAATAGATATGAATATGATGCAGTAACTTATACAGATAAATTCTGGTCTACTGGAGAAGATAAAGAAGAATTTAAAAAGAAAATATTATCTACAGATTTTAACTATATTGAAACTAAATATATCACAATAAATAATATATACAGTCTAGTAGATTTGTTATTTGAATTAAATTACTTCTTTAGAGCAGTAAAGGATAATAAAGATACTATATCAGATATAAAAATATCTATGCCTAAAGTGTCTTCAGGAAAAATAACATTATTTGAAGCAATAACATCATTATTTGCTTTAACTGCTGCTAAATTAGGATTTGATGGTAATATATTTACTACACCTACAACAGCATTAAGTTTCTTAGGATTTAACTTTGAAGCAGATATAGATAAACTAAAAGAAATGTTAAAAGACACTAAATATGCAGATATATTAGATAACTTCCAACATATGACACCTAATATGTCATCAGCAGACTTTTTAAATAAATTCTTTTTAAATAAAGGAGTTTATACTAAGATAAGAAAAGCTTTAGCTACTTGTAGTGATTATAAGACATTTGTAATATTAAAGAAAGTAGAGAAAGCATTACTATATGTAAAAGATGTAGCTTCTATATATGATAATAAAGCAACATTCTTAGAATATTTAAAAGGTACTAACTTTGAATTATATAAAATATTAAATGATACAATAAAAGAAGATCAAAGATTCAATTATGATGCTGGTAAAAGACCAATAGAATTATTAATAAGAGAAATCTTAGCTTCATTAGAAGAAATTCTACATGATTCTAGATTCACTTTCTTATTTATGAGTATACCAAATATAACTTCAGAATTCTTGAAATTATATTTATATAAAGTAATAGATTTCTTTAAATCTTATACTATAGAATTAGATAAGATGAGTTTGTACTATGTTATATTAGGTGACCAAAAACCAGAAATAAGATTAATAACAGAAATACACTCAGAAAAAATGATAAAAGATATAACAACAATAAATGGTACATATAGTGATACTATATGCACAGAAAAAACTATTATAATTAGTGATAAAATAAATAGTAAAACAGATACAACTAGGTATCATTATAATAAGACACCTATAAGGAGGATTGACTAATGCAAACTAAACTGTTAGAAGATTATATAATTGCAAGAGATGAGAAAAAGAACATTCGTACTGAATTATATAAAGTAGACAAGAATATATTTGGAGAACCAGTATTAACTTTTATTGGTTCAAATGATTTATTATTGGGTGGAAGATACTTCACATTACAAAAATGGGCTAATATATCTTTAGATAACTTACCACCTACATTAAATGAAGATTTAAATGTGGATAATGATTATGCTTATCCACCAAAAGGATTAGAATTAAATGATATAGTATTTCTATTAGGATGTGGAATAGATGGTGCAGGTGAAACTATAGGTTCTACAAAAGAAGTAGATATAAAATCTAAAGGATTTAATGATATAAATAATATGATACCATTTAGAACAGTTACAGTAGGTTCAGCAGATGAAACACAATGTGACCAAATATATGCTTGTAAGAAAGTAGTAGGTAATATTGCTATGTATTATCTAAAAACTACTAAAATAGACCCTAGTATATATTGTAATTTTGAAGATGGTACTCCAGTTACTAAAAATACTTGGAGTTCAGATAAGAATATTCCAATAAATACATATATAGATTATCAATTTATAATTGATAATAAAGATTTCAGAGAACATTTCCAAAAAATAGGTAAAGTTTCAGAATGTAGATATAATAGTATTTGTTTATATGCTGGAATTAAGACTGTTGATGGGAAATATAAGAACTTGAGAGCAGTTACTAAATATAATACAGATAATGAACCTCTAGACAAAGGAGAAAGAACTATTAATCTTATATACAGAGTATATTGTAGCTAATGGAGATGATATAAATGGCAGATAATTATGTAAAGGTACAAAATACTACAGTACCTGATGATGTTATTAAAGATTTATGTAATCAAGAGTTTTTGACTAGAGATTATATATTAGATTTAGTAGGTTCTACTGCCAATGGTAAAAAATATCATCAGGATACAGTAATAAAATTAAAACCTGAGCATGGATATGCTAAAGGACAATTAAAAGAAGAAGTTATTACTACATTAGGTATGCTTATAGTTAATAAATGTCTATATGAAGGTATATTTTATGCTATAGGTTATATTAATGAAGTACATGACTCTAAACAATACGGGAAATTAATGGATAAATTGTCAAGTTTACTACTATCTGGAGCTTTAAAACAAGAAGATTTAGTTAAATTCCTAGATAGAAGAGAAGCTTTAGGTAATACATTAAATATATTCTTTGCACCTACACCTACTACTGGTACATTTATACCATCTAAGAGAGTTTTAAAACTAAGAGATGAATTAGTTGAAAAGAATAAAGATGTAATAGAGAATAAGGATGTAATAGGAGTAGTTAAAAATATAGAAAATAAATTATTAGAAGAAGCTAAAAAGGAATTAAGAGAGAATGAAGACCCTGGAATGGATTTATATGATTCAGGAGCTAAAGCATCTTTTGATAATAACTTTAAATCAAGAATATTCACAGGAGCTATACCTAATCCATTAACTGGACAATATGATATACTGGCTACTAACTTGTATGAAGGTATTAAGAAAGATGAAATATCAATAACAGGTACAGCTGGTACAGTTGCATCTTACTATAAAGGGGTTGCAACACAAGTAGGTGGATATGAAGCTAAGAAAGCAAATGCTGCATATCAAATGGTAATGGTAGATAAACACGGTACTGATTGTGGTACAGAAAAATATAGAGAAATCTTTATAGATGAAAGCAATTATAAAGATTACATTCTTAGAAACTTTTTTACTAAAGATAATAGAAAGAAAACTTTAACTGAAGCTAATAAGAATGAATTTATTGGTAAAGTATGTCAATTAAGAGAACCTTGTTTATGTCAAAATAAGAAAACTTGTGCAGCTTGTGCTGGAGAATTCTTATATGTAATGGGATTAGAATATATAGGTCTATCATTAACTAACCCATTTAATACAATGGTAAATAGAGGAATGAAAAACTTCCATGATATTACAATAAAGATAAATGATATAAATGAAAATAATTTGAATAATTTATTAATAGAATTGAAATAAAAACAGTAGAGACCCTATAGGATTGAATTCCTATAGGGTCTACTTTAAGTTTATTTATATATTATAATGGTGATAATGTATATACTAGCTAATATGCATTATCATAATGCATCCCTCTATAGATGCATTGTGGATAGCCATCGGTGGCGAGTATAGAAATGGTACTCGCCACCACTATTTATATTATTGTGGATATATTGCCATTATTTTTTTGTTTACTAATATTAAAAAATATTATGAGTGCAATTTTGTTTTTTTTTTCTTATATATTATAATAGAAGTAAAGAATAAAAATAATAAATAAAATATATGGAGGTATTTAAAATGTTAAGAAAACCAAATGAAAGATTATGCGATTATGAGGAAGAATTAAAAGACAAATTATACTGGTACTTCTCTAAATCAGATAAAGTAGAAGTTGTATTATATAGAGGAAACGATGAAGAAGAATCTATAATAATAGACAGAAAAGAAAACATATGGGACAGTATAAATTCAGCTGTTTCATTCATAATGGATTATACTGTTATAGGTTGTGATATCTATAAAGCATAATCTATTAAGGAAGGAGATAAAATCCTTCCTTTATTTTTTTTATTCATATATTATAGATGTGAACAATAAAAAGAAAGGTGGTGGAAAATTATGGATAGGTTTATGACTTTAATCGAAACAGTAATGAAGCTAACAGCATATAACATGTTTGTTGCAGCTGTTCTCCTTGGTCTCATAAAAGATTTGAAAAATTATGACTATGACAAAGGTAGCGATAGCTTAATGTATCATATATCGAGATTGGCTCTCATTGGTTTCGATTTAACTGTTCTTTTTGGTTTGCTTATTGATATTTGGGTTAATTTGCGTAGCATGTATTATTTTAATTTTAATTAAAGGAGGTTTGTAATGACTGTAATAAAGAATATCTTAACTGTTATTTTTATTTGTTCAATATTTTCAATAGTACTTATAGATTACTTAAGAGATTTCATTGAATTAGTAGCAAAAAAGAAACAAGCAGAATTGGGTACAATTATTGCTTTAGGTGTAAGATTATCTATATTGGTATTTATAGTGCTATTCTCAATAGAGTTTGTAAGATTAATACTATTACGTAATTAAGGAGGGATAGATACTAATGATAGGGTGGTTTATCTGGTTAAGAATTATTGATGTTATAACATATCTTATTAGTAATGAATAATATAGAAAAGTATTACTCAAAAAACTTAAACAGTAAACTATTTATTTTACTGATTATATAATAAGGAGATATGATAGTATGAGTAAGGTTAGAAAATTAACAAGGTTGAAACTTATCAATTTTGATGAGTTATCAGAAGAAGATGTGAAAACTGGAAAAGACTTTATTATTACTAATTACTTAAATAATTTAGAGAGTGTAGTTAAAAGAAAATCTAAACAAAAGAAAGATGGTAGTAATAGTAGTAATACTGATGGTAGTATTTATTCAAACCAATATGGTGTAGTATCTATGGATGATGAAGAGTCATTCAAAAATAGATACTCTTGTGATTGTGGTGAAGTAAAAGGTACCCTATATGAGGGTACTGTATGTTCTAAATGTGGTACTGAGGTAGTATATAGACCAGAGAATATAGATATAACAGGATGGTTAAGATTAGATAATTTCTGTATTATCCATCCTGTATTATATTTTATGATTAAAAATATAATAGGTTCTAAAGCATTCAATGAGATATTAGAACCACCTCAATTAGATGTACATGGTATGCCTATAGTTAATAGTAAAAATAAATATGCTAATATAGGTATGGTAGAATTTAGAGAAAAGATAGTTGAAATATTAGACTATTATATGCAAAAGAAATACAAGAATAGAACTGATAAAGATGATGATTATAATTTTATAATAAATAATCTACATAATGCATTTACTCATAATATTCCAGTATTCTCTTTAATACTAAGACCAATAGGAAATGGTTTTGGTGAAAATGAGCATAAGTATACAACTTCAAATAAATTATACACAAAGATAGTGCAATATGTGGAATCTTTAAATAATATAAAGATTCCAGAATTAGAGATGAGTAAAGTATTACACACTCTAATAGCTATACAAAGAAACTATATGGAACTAGTTAAATATTGTTGCGACTTAATAGGATTAACTAAGAAATCCTTTATAAGAAGTAACCTATTAGGAGCGAAATTTAACTATGTTGCGAGAAATGTAATAGTCCCGTCTACTAAAGCATTGAGAATAGATGAAGTAGAAATGAATTACTTGTGTTTCTTAGAGTTGTTTAAATTAGAAATAGAAAATATATTACAGAATATATTAGGATATTCTGCAACAGAAGCAAGTAATAAAATATTCAATGCTTCTTTGAGATTTGATGATATGGTTTATCAAATAATGCTAGATTTAATTAATAATAAAGATAAGCCAGTTAAAGTTATAATAAATAGAAACCCTACATTACATTTTTATAGTATTATGTATTGTAGAGTAGCTAATATATCTAAAGATTATAATGATAAAACTTTAAAATTAAATCTGAATATATTAGCACCATTGAATGCTGACTTTGATGGTGATGTATTGAATATAGTGTCAGTAAAAGATAAAGAAATATCAGATGCATTAGAAGTATTCAGTCCAGTTAATATGTTAATTGGAAGAAGTGCTGGTGGATTTAATGGTATGATGAACCTAATAAGAGACCAAGTTATCTGTTTAAATCAATTTGGTAAATTAGGTTATGATAGTGTGAGAGAGTGATGTAAATCACTCTTTCTTTTTTATTAAATATTAAGGAGATATTAGAATGATTAAATTGAATTTAAAATATTTTCCAGAAGAGGAAATAAAAGAATACTATATGGTGCAGGTAATAGCACATATTCTTGTATTAAGAGTTAGAATGGCTAGTTTCTGGTATAAGAAAATAGAAAAATTAAAAGATGTTATTAGCAAACAAGATGAAGAAGTAATATCAATATTTGCTAACTTAGATGAAAGAAATGCTCTTAATAATAGATTAAGGGACAATATACATATGGCTTTAGAAGATGCTAAAAAGAATTATGCTAAGCATTATTTCTTAATAATCCAATATAGCTCAAAGAGAGACCAAAAAATAATCAGAATGTTAAAATACACAAAGCTATATAAAATAGCTCAAGAAGAATATAAAAGACTAACTAAGGACTGGTCTGGTGTAGATAGAGCTATTTATGGTAAATATATAAGGAGAGTGAGATAGTGAGCAATATTTTAATTATAGGGCTATTGTTAATTATACTTTATTTCATTTCGTATTCTAGTTTTAATGCTATAAGTAATATATGTCTAATCATAGGTAGTATATGTATTACAGTATGGCTAATGAAAACGATATTAGACATTACACAGATTATTATGGATAAATTATTTGGAGATGATTAACTTGATAGGATACCATATAACTAAAGAAAAAATAAAAGACAGTATACTAATTCCTAAAATCCCTAAAAATTCATATACGGAAAGAGGAGTTGAGGATAATACT